GGTGCAGCCCGCTTCGCAGGTGCGGGGTCGCCGGATTCGTCAGCGGCACCACCCTGCTCGTTGTCAGCTTCAGCGGGCTCTTCGGCGGCGAGCAGATGCGCGCCCACCTCGGAACCCTTCGGAACCTCGTCGCCGGCGAACAGGATGACCGGACCGCCCGGTGCCCCGTGAAGGAACACCGACCCGTCCAAGTCATCCCGAATACGAGCCACGATCAGAGCACCGTCGCCGAAAGCAGGCCGGCGATGTCGGCCGCGACCGGCATGAACGTCGCGTTGACCTTCGTCCAACCCGTGACCGGGTCCGGGGTCTTCCATGCGGAAGCGACCAGGCCGGGCGCGTCAGCCAGGACGAAGTCCACGGCGTTGGTCGTGGCGAAGTCCAGACCCTCAGCGGTGATGCCCCACTGGGACTCACCCACCGAGTCGGTGACCAGGATGAACTTGGTCGTCGGGATGAGCCGGGTGTTCGCCCCTGCGACCTCGAGCTGGTGGTCGTACTCCACCAGTGGCGGGAGGAAGTTGTCGGAGCGAACCTGGTTGAGCTGCGCCCGGTTCAGGTTCGGCTGTTGGCCAGCGTTGCCACCCCAGTACGCGGCGCGGTACTCCGCGTTGCGCAGCAGGTTGCCGATGACCGTGGAGGAGCAGAGCGCCGCGATCGGGGCCTTGCCCGAGTCGGTCTTGATGATCTGCACCCAGGCCTGCTCGTCGGAGAGCGGGACCGCGTTCGCGGCACCCCACAGGATCGCCGCGGTCGGCTTGTGGGTGCCGTCCAGGACGAAGTCGGCCTCGATGGTCAGACCGTTCTCGGCGACCAGGGAGAACTTGCCGGTGTTCAGGAACGACGCCCGGGCCAGCTCGGCACGGTTGCGGACGGCGCGCACGGAGTTCTCGACGTCGTCGTAGATCGTGGCGACCATGGCGTCCAGTGCGGACGCACCGTTCTGTGCGGCGTCCAGCTGCAGACGGTCCCACTCGGTGAGTGCGATCTTCTGGCCCACAGGTGGCAGCGTGACCTCGGTGAGCGAGACCGTGACGGGACGGATCCCGAGCGGGGTCGCTGCGTTGTACGCCCGGTACTGGGCGGTGACGTTCTGGCGGCTCTTCTTGGCCGACCGGGACTTGATCCCGGAAAGCACCCGGTCCGGAAGGAACCGGTTGAGGCTGTCGGGCAGGTCGTCGGGGAGGGTCCGTGCGAACACGGTGAGGTCTGCCGGCGAGACAATGTCCCAAAGTTGCATGACTGTTTCTCCTTATCTAGCCGGGTCAGACGAACCGGATGAGGGGGGCGTCGGTCTTGGCGGACGCGTCGACGACGAACGGCAGCGCGGACTCCTTGACCTGGCCGTGGGTGACGATCGCGGCGCCGACCTTCTTGGTCGCGCTGATCGTGACGTCGCCGTGGGTGAAGCCCACGAACACGCCAGTGCCGTCAACGGCTGCGGCGGCGAACAGGCCGTAGAAGCCGGTTGCGGTGACCTTGCCCAGGGCGGTCCCGGACGGCAGAACACCGGTCGGGAAGTGCGTCGCGGGAACGAAGCCGACGGCGCCGTCGACCGTGACGGTCTCAACCCAGTCGGCGGAGACTGCCCAGGAGTTGTCCTCCGGGGTGTAGCTGGTGGTGACGGGAGAAATGTCCACGTCTTGCTCCTCACATGCGAAAGGGAACTGGTTGTGCTCGCACGTGCGGGCTCAGGTGCCGCCGTCGTCCACCGTTGCGGGCGGTGGTGCCCGTCCCCCGTATCGCGGTTGCGGGGTGGCCGTGGTGTGTTCGTGGGGTCTAGGCGACCTTTGCGGGTGGGAAGCGTTTGGCGGCTTCCGCTGCGCCTTTGGCACCGAACGTGGTGCCAGCAGCGCGGGTCTTGGTGGGCCCGTTCGCCGGTTCGCCGTTAGGCTTGGGCACGGGCGGGGCGAAGAACGCCGGCGCGGCGGCCTTCACGATGTCGATGGCGGCGGTGATCGCCGCGTCGTCAGCGTCGGCGGGCACGTCGACCAGGCGGACCGCCATGGCCAGCGCCGGGTTGGCCTTGCCGTCGACCTGCGGGGTGATCCCTGCGATGACCAGCGCCGTGGTGACCTTGGACGCGAGGATGGTCTGCGCTGCGGTCGCGGTCGCCGCGTCAGCTGCGGTCTTGGCGGCGGTCGCGGCGTCGGTGGCTTTCTGCGCCTCGGTCTTGGCGGCCTCTTGGGCTGCGGTGGCGGTGGCGATGAGGGCCTTGGCTTCGGCGACGGTCATGCCGAGCTCGGCGGCGACTTCGGCGGCGCCGGCACGTTTGCCTTTGGCGGCCTCAGCGGTGGCGATGCGGGTCAGGTCGTCCTGGGTGAACTTCTTGTCGGCCGCGGCGGCGGCCGCCGCCGCAGCAGCAGCAGCAGCAGCTTGGGCGGCTGCGTCGCCGCCTCCACCACCAGCGCCGCCGTCATCTTCGGGCGTGTTGCAGAGCATGCCAAAGGCCAGCCCGGCGAAGGGACTGTACTTGCCGTTGTACCGCTTCATGCCCTTGAGCATGTTGCCTCCAAGATCGTTGTCGGTCTGCCCGTGCACGCCGGTGCGCATGCGGGGCTGTTCATTGGCTTACGCTAGAGCGCGAGTGTGCTCCGTGGAGTGTGACACGCCACGCCGATCATGCGACGGGCGGAACAGGTGGCACCGGTGCGCCCAGGATGTGACCGCCGGCCAACGCCTCCGCCTCGATCAACGCCACCTCAGCGGCCGCGTCGTCGATCGGCAACCCGACCCGCGACAGCATCCGCACCGCGGTAGCCGTACTGATCGCCCGGATCGGCAGCAGGTCCTTCACGGCCTCGATCGCCGCGGGCAGGTCCGCCGGTAACGCCGCACCCAGGTCAATGGACAGGTCGGGTGTGGCCCCAGCGGGGATCTGGGTCGGGTCGTTGGCCTGAGTCAGGCGGACAGCGAACTTCAGCAGCAGCGGGTACTTCACTCCACGGACGTTGCGCAGCTCACGCACCAGTGCGGACGTGGGGGCGAAGCCGAGCTCCAACGCATACCCCGACGGTGCCGCACCCACATCCGCGCGACCGAGCAGGACCAGGGCGAGACGGACGTTCGTGGCCAACGTCTCCATCAGCCGGTCACCGTGCTTGATCTGCGCATCCAGGCTCTTGGACGTGTCCAGCTGCGAGATGTTCGAGCCGGCTGGGGTGTTCCACTGCACGCCCGGCCCACCATCCAACGTCGGCGACCCGCCGCCGGTGACAATGGTGGCCGCAGGTGCGGACAGCTCCGAGCTAATCGCCAGGTCCGTGTCGCTGCCCATCAGGTCGTCCAGGATCATCGCGACCCGCAGCAGGGTCGAGCGCCCGAAGTGCCGCCCGCCCGGCTCGTCATTGGGGACGTGGACCACGGGCATGAAGTCCACACCCAGGTCCACGGTCGCCTTGACCACGGTGACCGCTTCGCCGTCAGCGGGCAGGTTGTAGATGTTCCAGCCGACCTTGAGGCGGTCGGTGCGGACCTCGACGACGGTGAAGTCACACGTCCAGTCCCGGACCCCACCCCACGGCGCCGACACACCCTGGTCGAGTTTGCGCATCCGCCAGGTGTGCCTGACCAGGATGGTGTGGTTGTCGTCGTCTTCGCGCTCCCACGCCAGGTGCACCACGGGCGGGAAGTCGTCGTCGTCCCACTCGGCGTACTCGGGCTTGTCTGCGGCCAGGAGGTCCGGGAAGTAGAAGCCCGGGTCGTAAACCTTCAGCCGGGGGCGTCCGGCGCGGGGGGACCAGCCCAGCACGTACACCCCGTCACCGTCGGTGATGGTCGTCTCTTCGCCGGTGAGGAGCTTGCCGACCAGGCGTTCCTTGGCGGCCCACGCTTCGAGCCAGTCTCTCACCTTGCCGGTGGCGGCGTTCTCGGTGTCACCTTCCTGAGTGGGGTCGACCACGACGATGGTCTGGTCCTCACCGAGCACCAGGGAGCGGGTCGCGTCGCAGATCAGCCCGGCATGGCCGTACTCACGCATCTTCGCAGCTTCGGACGGGTCCGAGCTGGAGGGCAGGTTCCCGAACGAGTCGAGCTCCAGGCCGCCTTGGACGCCCCACATGTTCGCCGGCAGGTAGTACCGCCTGACGTTGTCGACGTAGGCGGACAGGATCCGGTACGCGGTGAGCCGGCGGGCATCGACGTCGTCCACCCACGGCGCGACATTCAGCGGGCGCGTCCCGAGGTTCCCGTCACCGAGGTCTGCGATGTGCGAGAGCGGGGACCACTGGTCGTGAAGGAACGTGCGCAAGAGGGGCCTCCGTCGTCATTGTGCCGTGTGGCACGCCACGAGAGACACCGTATCGGGCCAGTGTGGGAAAAGGGTCGCGCCACTTCAGCAACAGTTCTGCAACGCCTAGCGTCGACCAGCTGCACGGCGACGGGACGCAGCCTGCTGACGGGCGGCGCCGACCCCGGCGTCCGCATGCTTGGGCAGGAACAGCGCGGTCAGGGCGTGAACCAATGCGTCGATCCGGTCCGGGCTATCCCCCACACCGGTCCAGGCCGTCATCTGATCCTCAAGCGCCTGCAGCCGGTCGGTGCCGTCAGCTGCGTGGCGGACCTTGCCGACCTCGTAGATCGCAGCCACGGACTCGGCGCGGATCCGCTTGGACCTGTGGGCGTGGACCCGGGTGATCGGTGGGGCCAGGGGCGGCTGCCAAGACGGGTGCAGCTTGCGGTATGACGCGATCGCGGTCTGCCAAGAGGTTTGTAGGACGGTCAGGACCATCTCGCCGCCCTGGTTGTCCTCGATGACGATCCCTGTCGCGTTCCAGTCGAACACCGCGTGCCAGACGGCGACGCCCCACTC